CAAACCTGTTGGTTCACTGCGTTGACCAAGGATTGTGCCCAAAGCTGCCAGTCGGTGAAAGCGCCCGGTGCGGGAACGCCATCAACGCCGAAGATGTCGATGCCCTTGAGACCCTCGCCCCAGAGCCGCCAGTCTGTTCTTTCGTTGGGGATTTCAAGCTGCTGCGCGGCATACGCTTCGCACATCAGGCTTGCCCAAGATTCAAACGTATGGCCGCGAGGATCATAAATTACCGCAAGAGACATCAATACCCCCTTACATCGCCAAAGTCGCCATTGAGCAGCACCTTACCAAGTTGGTAATTGCCACCCTCGATGTTGCTGACAAATTTCAGCCGAAGCTCGCGGCGCTGCTCTTTCATGTCGATCTTATTTGTGTTTGGATCGAATGTATACGCTTGCGATGTTTGATCATCGCTTTGAGCATATGGTCGGCCAGTGACGTATAGCTCCATCTCGCCCTCTTGGATGAAGTCAGGCTCCACGCGCTCAAGGCGCAGCCACCTGTTTTCGCCCACGGGAGAGGGTTGAGACGGCCCGCCAGAAACCCAGCCCAGGTCATTCGTCTCAAAGTAGCTCTCGATGGCGTTGGCCGTCACACCCTCCACCGCATCAACCCCAAACTCGTGCTGCCAGAGCGATGTGAAGCTCATGACGCTGTCCACCTCAAGCGTGAATCCGGCTCCGGCTGGAAGAGTGGCCGAAAGCGTATCTCCGACCTCGTAACCCGTTCCACGGTCGCTCAGTTCGACAGAGGTTACCGCGCCACCAGACACGATGATGGTTGCAACCGCACCAGAACCCGACCCGCCCGTCAAGCTGGTGTACAGGTACGTTCCGTTCGTGTATCCGCTGCCTGCGGTGATTGTGTTTGCATTGATGCCACCAGTAGCATTGATTTCCCATCCGGCGTTAATGGGGAAACGAAATACCTGCGAGAAGTATCCAGCAGAGCGGCGAGCGCCAAGGGCTTGTCCTGCGTCATACCAGACGTTTTCGCGCACGTTGTAGACAATTGCATCGTTGCACTCAGTCGAGCTTCCGCGAGGGTAGAACCACCAGATTTCACCAAAGCGGGGAACCTTTGTTGCGTAGACCTTTTGGCGCTGAGAATAGTTGAGGTTGTCAAAGAAATAGTTCTGGTTCATGTTGTTCGGGATTTCCTTCACAACACCGTTGTACGACAGGAAGCGGTCAGTGCCGCACCAGTAGAACACGCCGTCATACTCGATCACCGACTGGCTCGACAGGATGGAAGACTGGCTGGAAATCAGGTCATAGCGCCAATACTGCGGAGGCGTACCCGTACCACCGATGTAGGAGACCCGGATAAGGCCGTCAAGGCTCCAAAACAGCCCGGATGGGGAGTTTGAGCCACCGCGCACCGGAAGCCCTTGTACGATCTTTGAGGTGGCTACGTTGACCTCGTTTGCGTCAGCAGAGACCCAATCGTTCAGGTTCCCGGCAGAGCAGTTCTTCAAAAAGCCGTTGTTCCCAAAGACGAACACATACGGGTGAAGCGTCACCACTCCGCCGGAGACGTTGATGTTGTTGTCAAAGGTGATGGTCACCGTTCCGCTGGCCGTGGCAGGGTTGGAGATCACTACGTTGGTCGTGCTGACAGAGACCACAACCGTATCAGCAGGGATGCCCGTCCCGGTGACGATCTGCCCTGCGCCAATCAGCGGGTTTGCAGCGGCCAGAACAATCGTTGCGCTGGTGGTTGTCGTCGTTGCGGTGTCGGTGAAGACGCCGACTGCCGACATCGTCAGGCCAGTGATCGATCCAGCCAAAACAGGGGTGTTTGTGGTGTTGTCAATCAGGGCCAAGTTCTGGCCTGGGTGAGCGAGTAACACGCTGTCGCCGGAACCGGAGACATCGAAAAAGCCGTCAAACTTCCACAGGTTGTATTGGCTCGGCGTAAAGTCGTTCAGAACAAAGTCGCTCAGGTTTGAGCCAACGCCGTTATTGTCAATCGGAAGCCTTTGAAGACCGTCGCTGTAGCCACTAAAGACGTTGTTGAAGGCGTTCTGCGGGTTGACGTAGATTCCGCGAGAAGGGCCAGCCAAGTTGTCGATGATGCGCCGGTAGCCGTACATCTTGCGGGGACGGCCACGCTGGAACCTGACCCAGCGGCCATCGTTGTAGACCTCTTTGTCAAACACGGTTCCGTCGCGCTGAATCCCAGGCTTTGTGTCAAGGGCAAAGACCTTCTTTGTCATCAGAACGTCCCTCCAGAGATGCCGCCGCTAAACTTTCCGGTGCCGGTGATTTCAATGCCGCTGCTGTTGATCAGCATCACTAGGGCACCAAGGATTGAAAATCCGTTCTGCCCAACCCCCGGACGGTACATACCAGTAGTCGGCTCGTTCACATACGAGACCGAGGGAATCGCAAGACTGCCGTCCAGAAGCTGGAAGAAAGACGCGCCCACCTGAACGGTGTTGGCGTTCAAAAAGTTGGTGCCGTCGCAGAACACAGTCACCTGCTGTCCAGGGGGAACTGTGACGTTGGAAGCGCCCACACCGCCAGTTGTAATGCTTAGACTGAACCCGTTGTCAACCGTCTGGTTGCTGATGATGTAAAGCTGAACGATTGGCGGATATGTGACCGTGACGTTGGATGTGAGGTTGCCAACGTACTCCTGAACGATGTTCGATGCTTCGCTGGCCGTCAGTGTGTAGGGGCCACCTGTGACGGACTTAACCAGCACGTTGAAGCCGAAATTCGCGTTGATGCCGAATCCAACAGTCAGGTACTGAGTGCCTGTGCAAATGATCAGCGATGCTTCGCCGGGGTTGTATTGTTTGGTCAATTGACCATCAATGTATTCGCCCCCAGTCGTTCCAACGGTGAATGTGCCTGTTCCATTGTTTTTAAACAACGTAAACCAGTTATCACCCAAAGATGCAGCTAGGGGCAGCGTTGCAGAGCCAGAGCCGCCATTCCAAACTTTAAGCTGAGACCGATCAGAACTCAGAAACGTGTACCCGCCGGTGACCGTTTGAGATGGGTGACTTTGGTTCAGCGTCGAAGAGATCGCCATCAAGCCCAGGCCAGCCAGGGAGCTTGCATTGCCACCAGAAGACCCCGCACCAAACGCAATCACGCCCCAGGTGCCTGCGGCATCGGGATTGGTGGTCACATAGATGTATTCGGCTTTCCCAGCAGCAATCGCAATGATGGTTCCGCCATCAGCGTCCTTGACTGTAAAGGTCTCAGAGCCGTAGTTGAAGATCAGCGAATCCGTGCCGACAGAGGTCTGATTTGCAGGCGGCATGAAAAGACTGAGGCCAGCAGATGTGGCCTCGACTTCCATGATCCTTGCCGCATAGTTGCCGGTGGCGTTGCCGTTGATCGGCCACGACAGGGTTGTGTTTGCCGCCAGCGTGAACCGGCGGAAACTTACGTCTGTTGGCTGAATTACATCACCAGTGAACGGAGAGATGAAGCTCATGAATCCACCGCAATCGTTTGACGATCAGCAATCCGCAGCTTGTCTTCAGCGGTCAGGATGTCCATCGCCTGCTGATAGATGCTCTGCCACATCGGAATGCGCTCGTCGTTTTTCAGGAAGGGCATCGCCTGGAGCAGCGAGCCATACAAGATCGCCTGGGGCGCGTATTGCGTGAACCAGTTGGTCTGGTTGGAAACATCCAGGGGCTGGACGCGCTCGTAGTAGATCACCTCAAACCCATACGCATCATCAGGGGTGGGGGCAATCAGCCAATGCGTGTAGTCGTAGTCGCAATAGAACTTGGGAACATCTTCCTGCGTTGCTTCAGGCCAGTATTCACGCAGATACTCGTACTTGCGGAGAAAGACCGGCTGGCGCTTGCCTGCGACGGTGATGTTCATCGAGACCGTTTTGTGCCAACGCGCCGGTTTGGCAATCACCGGGTCGCCCTGAGTCATGGTCGAGGTGTTGACCGTCAGGTTGCCCAAAAATTTTATCTGGCTGGCAATGATCTGCTCTGCCAGCATGATAAAGGTGGGGATTTTGTCGATTGTCGCCGTGTCGGTGCGTTCGAGATACGACTCAATGTCCGCCACCAGACTGTTGTATGTCATCACTGCGGCCATAAACAGCCTCCTTTATCAGCAATTTGTCGTGTATTTTGCCATCTAACACCCATCTATTCAATGAAAGTTTGGATTGCTTTATGCCATGTTGATGCAGTCTGCTTCCGTGGAGTCCAGCCTACGCATCCAGCCCTTACCGAAGGTAGCGAAGGTGTGCAGGCTCTTGTAATGAGCCTCGCGCAGATCGCAGAACTTTTTGATGATCTCTTTTGGGTCATGATCTGCAACAGCTTTCAGGGTGTTAGGGCCGATCTGACCGTCCACCGTAGCGCCTACCGCTTGCTGGAGAAACCGAGCAGCCCGGCCAGGGCCAGCATTAACGGCACAGTCAACAACGCACAGATCAACACCAGCAGGAAGCTCATCACCGCGAATAGCATCCCAATACCGCTTTTTGTACAGCGGAGAAACCATCTCAGGGGTGAGCGAGCGCATGTCGGCCTCAGTGGCCGGTTTGCCTGACCATTCTTCCCATACACGTTTTGTCACTCCCAGATTGGTCATCCCGCCAGGATCGTCAGGATGATTGACGTATCCACCCTCCCAATGGAGGATATGCTTGAGTGCTTCGTCCCAGTTTTCTTTCATTTCATTTCCCCGTGGTTTTGGTGAGCAGATCAGTTTTGGCTTGTGACCCAGCAGATGATCCAAAATAATAGGCAATGATGCCCGTCCAAGCGGTGCCCAGGCTACCCAGCATCATC